AGTTACTAATGTCAGGACCAACTAAGATATCTGTAACTCCTCCTTTAGGCAAACGTAACTATCGTAAAGAATACGATAACTACCACGCCTCACCAGAGCAAAAGAAAAAGAGAGCCTCACGCAACGCTGCACGTAAACGCAGTGCAGCAAAACCGGGGCAGGACGTTCATCACAAAAATGGCAATCCTTTAGATAACAGGAAGGGCAACTTAGCTGTTGTATCCCCTAGCTCTAATAGATCGTTTCCACGTGATCGTAACGCTAGGAAAACGTAACGGGAGTTAAAACACAATGGTTGACCAAGCCGCATTGGTAGGAGAACACTTAGGATGGGCTGTAGAAGACGCAGTTACTCTAGGTGATACTGCTACTACACACGTAGTTTGCACTAACGCTAAGATGGTGCTTATTGAGACAAGTCACGCTTTAGATATAGGTTTTGCTACAGCAGAAGCTGACATTACAGATAACGATATTATGTTACCTGCTGGTGTTCACAGTCTTGTTGTACCTAAAGCTATAGGTAACGCTACAATTTTAAATTACAGACGAGGTAGCAGTACAAGTACGCTAGTTCGTGTTGTATTGACATAAAGGGGATAACACAAGATGGCTAGTAAGTTAACACAGTGGATTAATGCCAGTTTAAAAAACAAAGGTATGACCGCTAAACAAGCACAAAAGAATGCTTATAAGTACAAGAGTATTGCTGCAGCTAAAAAGGCAGGGTCTTTGTACTACAAAGATAAGAACGGTAAGATAATGATTGCCGCTTATGCGGAGGACTTAAAAAACATTCCTAAAGTCAAACCTAAAGACAAGCCTAAAGCTGATCGTAAAGATGGCTTACTGAGTAAGAGTGGCAACCCTACACAAGGTCCGGGTAATCGCGGAATGCGTGAAAAAAAGATTACCACAACTCCTCTCCCTAAGACTTCAACAGCTAAACCTAAACCTAGCGTAGAAGCCCTTGTTAAACCGTCTGTGCCTGTACAGCCTAGTGGTGGTGGCAATGGTAAAGCTAACCCTACAACAAATTCAGCAAAGCTTGACGCTTGGAAAGCAGGAGATAAAGGTCTTAGTTCTAAAGAGCAATTTCGTTTAGCTAAATGGGCTGAAAGAAATGACTTAAGTGTTCCTAAAGACTTAGCTAAAGATCGTGTTAGACTTAGCCTTAAAACTTCACTGAATAAAAACAAAGGTGGTCCTGTAACTAAGAAGCCTAAAGGTGCTTACGCTGCAGGTGGTATGACTAAAAAGTCAGGCTATATGTATGGTGGCATGGCAAAGAAAAAGGCGAAGAAATAATGCATAACGGGATTGCATTCTTGTATGTAGTCCTTTAAGTCAAAGCATGGTATAACTATCTCTGGTAATACATAGAGGAGTTATACCATGTTTAAAACATTTATCAAAGCATTACAAGACAGTCAAATGCGTAGAGTGCAATACTGGCAGTTAGTTAATATGTCAGATTCTGCGCTTAAAGACATTGGAGTCACACGTGGCGAAATTAAGCAAAAGTTCTACGGTAAAGAAGGTACCTAAAGCAAAAGGCTATGCTAAAGGTGGTTCAACAGTAAATGCGGCGGGTAATTATACTAAGCCTACTATGCGTAAGTCTCTTGTCGCCTCCGTTAAGGCTGGCGGCAAAGGTGGAAGCCCCGGACAGTGGTCGGCTCGTAAAGCTCAAATGGTTGCCAAGCAATACAAAGCAAAAGGTGGAGGATACACGTAATGAAAGTAGACGCACCTAAAGGTTATCACTGGATGAAACAAAAAGATGGCAGTTTAAAACTAATGAAGCATGACGGTAAGTTTGTTCCTCACAAGGGGGCAAGCCTTGCTGCTAACTTTGCAGTACAAAAGAAACACAATGCCAAACAAAAGTAAAACACCTAAAGCAAAGAAAAAGCCAGCCGCTAAGATGAACTCTGGCGGTTTAGCTAAAAGTCAAAAGAGCCTTAAGTCATGGACTAAGCAGGATTGGAGAACTAAGAGTGGCAAACCTTCTACGCAAGGTCCAAAGGCTACAGGAGAGCGTTACTTGCCAGCTAGTGCTATCAAAGCTATGGATTCTAAGTCTTACTCTGCGTCTTCAGCGAAGAAAAGAGCAGATACAGCAAAAGGTAAGCAATTCTCTAAGCAACCTAAAAAAGCGGCTAAAGCTGCCAAGCCGTACAGGAAAGTAACATGAGTAGAGTACTAAACGAAAAGCAACGACTCTTTATGCAAGTCTTATTTGATGAAGCACAAGGTGACGTTGTACAAGCTAAGAAGCTTGCAGGTTATGCTGATGGCTCATCTACTAAGACTATTGTAGAGAGCTTAAAGGATGAGATATTTGAGGCTACAAAGACTTATATGTCGCGACTTGGGCCTAAAGCTGCGGTTGCTTACGGTAGTGCTTTGGTTGACCCTACGCAGCTTGGTATTAAAGAAAAGATGGTAGCTGCAGGTCAAATCTTAGATCGTGCTGGTATAGTTAAGACTGAGAAGGTTGCAGTAGAAGCTAGTGGTGGTTTGTTTATCTTGCCACCTAAAGAAAGTGACGATGACTAAACACTTTGCGTTTAATGACTTAGGTTATTGGATGTTACCTAAGCCTAAGAAACTACGACATTGGGAGAGAATACCAAGGCTAGTTAAGTTTGTACCTTTTGGCTACGAGATAGACCCAAAAGATGAACGTTGGTTAAACCCTATTGAGAAAGAGTTAGAACTATTAGAGCTTGCAAAGAAACACTTAAAGCAATATAGTTATAGAGAAGTTTCTGCTTGGTTAACTACACAGTCAGGTAAAAGCATATCTCATATGGGCTTAAAAAAGAGGGTAGACCTTGAGCGAAAACGTAAAGCAACTGCTAGAATCAAACGTAAGCTTGCCAAAAGGCTCCAAGAAGCGATCACGCAGTACGAAACGCTTGAAAAAGAAAGGACAGGATACTACACCTGTCCAGCCGAGTAAGAATGTTTCACGTGAAACAGTGCCAGCCACAGTTATACCTGCACCGTTTGACGTAGAACAAGCACAGAATATTGTATTTCAACCTAATCCCGGCCCTCAGACTCAATATCTAGCGTCAGGAGAGCGCGAAGTACTTTACGGTGGGGCAGCAGGTGGCGGTAAAAGCTACGCTACACTCGCTGACCCCTTACGTAACTTAAACCATCACGCATTTAGTGGGTTGCTTGTGCGCCACACTACAGAGGAACTTAGGGAACTTATTCAGAAAAGCCAAGAGTTGTACCCTAAAGCAATTCCGGGCATTAAGTGGTCAGAGCGTAAGTCTCAATGGGTTACACCTAGAGGTGGTCGCATTTGGATGAGTTACCTAGATAAAGACCAAGACGTTATGCGCTACCAAGGACAGGCGTTTAACTACATTGCATTTGATGAGTTAACTCAATGGAATACACCGTTTGCGTGGAACTACATGCGCTCACGTTTACGTAGTGCTTCACCTGAGTTAGGCTTGTACATGAGGGCTACTACAAACCCCGGCTCTATAGGCCACGCTTGGGTTAAGAAGATGTTTATTGACCCGTCTGAGCCTAACAAGCCTTTTTGGGCTACCGATATTGAAACAGGGAAGACCTTAGCGTACCCTAAAGGTCACACTAAAGAAGGTCAACCTTTGTTTAAGCGTAGGTTTATACCTGCAAGTTTGTTTGACAATCCATACTTAGCTGACAGTGGCGATTATGAGACTATGCTGCTATCTATGCCAGAGCATCAACGTAAGCAACTACTAGAAGGAAACTGGGATGTTAATGAGGGTGCAGCCTTCCCTGAGTTTAATAGACAAATTCACGTTGTTGACCCTTATGACATTCCTAATAGCTGGGCGAAGTTCAGAGCTTGCGATTACGGTTACGGCAGTTGGACAGGTGTTGTGTGGTTTGCCGTATCACCCTCTGAGCAGCTTGTAGTTTATAGAGAAATGTATGTCACCAAAGTTACTGCTACTGACTTAGCGGATTTAATATTAGAGGCAGAGTCAGATGATGGCACCATAAGATACGGCGTGTTGGACTCGTCCCTCTGGCATAAAAGGGGTGACACTGGCCCTAGTCTAGCAGAGCAAATGATTATGAAGGGCTGTCGCTGGAGACCTTCTGATCGTTCTAAAGGTTCTAGGGTGTCAGGCAAAAATGAGATACACCGCCGTTTGCAGGTAGACGAGTTTACTGAGGAACCCCAACTCGTATTCTTTTCTACCTGCACCAACTGCATAGCACAGATACCTAGCATACCTTTAGATAAGCGTAACCCTGAAGACGTAGATACAAACGCAGAAGATCACTTGTACGATGCTTTAAGGTATGGTATCATGACAAGACCTAGAAGTTCCTTGTGGGATTTCAACCCTTCAACACAGAGAAGCGGTTTTCAAGCTGCTGATCCAGTATTCGGATATTAAATATGGACCCAGATGATTTCACAACAGACTTTGAAACTAACTTAGAGTCAGGCGAGTCTTCTCACATTGAAGACGTTACTTCTGAAAGTATGCATGATCCTAAGACAGGTCACATTATTAATCTAGTAATGGATCGTTACAAACGTGCAGAAGATGCTCGTATGACAGACGAAACACGTTGGATGGATGCTTACCGTAACTACCGTGGTATATACAACAACGAAGTCCAATTTACTGAAACTGAAAAGTCGCGTGTATTTGTCAAGGTAACTAAAACTAAAACACTGGCTGCATATGGTCAGATTGTAGATGTACTCTTTGGTAGTCACAAGTTTCCATTAGCTATTGATCCTACTACGCTCCCAGAGGGCGTGGCTGAGTCCGTACACTTTGATGCTTCACCTAAAGCAGAGGAAGGTATGGAAGAACTAAAAGAGGCGTTTACCCCGCCTATGTTTAGCTCTGAAGAATCAAGACTACAACCCGGAGAGACTATAGAATCTTTACGAGAGCGTCTAGGTGGCATGGCTAAGAAGCTAGAGCCTGTAGAAGATAAACTTATTGAGGGTCAAGGTACACTCCCTACAAGCATTACTTTTAATCCTGCACTTGTTGCAGCTAAGAAGATGCAAAAGAAAGTACATGATCAGCTAGAAGAGTCAGGGGCTAACAAGCAACTGCGCCTAGCTGCCTTTGAGACTGCTTTATTTGGCACTGGTATTATGAAGGGTCCATTTGCTGTAAATAAAGAGTACCCTAATTGGGATGAAGAAGGTGAGTACAAGCCAACCATTAAGACTGTACCATCTACTAGCCATGTTTCTATTTGGAACTTCTATCCTGACCCTGATGCTGCTAACATGGATGAGGCTGAGTATATCGTAGAGCGACACAAGATGTCACGCTCACAGGTTCGTGCATTAAAGGGTAGACCTTTCTTTCGTGATAACGCCATTGATAAGTCTCTTGCTATGGGTGAGTCCTATGAGAAGAAATGGTGGGAGCAAGCTATGGAGGATGACGCTCAAAGCGGTAAAGCAGAGCGTTATGAAGTACATGAGTTCTGGGGTTTCGTTGATAGAGAAGTCCTTGAAGAGTACGATGTAGATATTCCTAAAGAGTTAAAAGATACAGAGCAAGTCAACGTAAACATTTGGGTATGTAACCATCAAGTCTTGCGTCTTGTAATGAACCCATTTAAACCTGCACTTATTCCTTACTACGCTGTACCTTATGAGCTTAACCCATATAGCTTCTTTGGTGTAGGTATAGCTGAAAATATGGATGATACACAAACTCTTATGAATGGCTTCATGCGTATGGCTGTAGACAATGCAGCCTTAAGTGGTAATATGCTTATTGAAGTAGATGAAACCAACCTAGTTCCCGGCCAAGATTTAAGCGTGTACCCCGGAAAAGTCTTTAGAAGACAAGGTGGTGCGCCGGGACAAGCTATTTTTGGAACCAAGTTCCCCAACGTGTCAGGCGAGAACATGCAGATGTTTGACAAGGCACGTGTATTAGCAGATGAGAGTACAGGCTTCCCTAGCTTTGCTCATGGTCAGACAGGAGTTTCAGGTGTCGGACGTACAGCTTCTGGCATTAGTATGCTCATGTCTGCTGCTAATGGTTCTATACGGAATGTAATTAAGAACGTAGATGACTATATGCTTAAGCCTTTAGGTAAAGCTTTCTTTAACTTCAACATGCAGTTTGACTTTGATCCTGAGATTAAGGGTGACTTAGAGGTACGCGCACAGGGTACTGAGAGCTTGATGGCTAACGAAGTGCGTAGCCAGCGTTTGATGCAGTTCTTGCAAGTAGCACAAAATCCTGTACTGGCACCGTTTGCTAAGATGGATTACCTTATTCGTGAGATTGCAGTTAGCATGGATTTAGACCCTGAGAAGCTCACAAACAGCTTACAAGACGCCGCTATCCAAGCGGAGATACTGAAGCAGTTCCAGCAGCCTCTACCACAGCCACCAGAAGAAGGAGTTCCCCAGTCGGGTACTACCCCACCCCAAGGCGCAGCACCCACAGGACAGGCTCCTACAGGGCCACAGGACGCATCAGGTGGAGGCGGCGGTAACATTGGAGTAGGCTCTGCACCTGCGCCGGGAGAACAAGGCTTTACTGGAAGGCCACAATAATGAGCATAGGAGTTTTACTAGGTAAGCAGCTTGCCAAGGCTATTAAGGGTACAGGCGATGATGTAGCTGATGAGACTGTAGAGGCTTTGGGTAAGACTTCTGCTAAACCTGAACGCTTTGATCCTGAAGCTTTAAAGAGGGCGGCTAATCAAAACGACAAGTCAAGAGAAATACTTGTTGATATGCCTATAGAAGACTTTCTTAGAGTTTCAGAAAAAGTAAGTCCTGACGATCCGGCTAGGGCTGACTCAAGAAAAGTAACAAAAGAGCTTGTAGAAAAAGGTACGCCTTTTAGGTCTATTCCAAGTCTTACATTTGAAAACTTAGGGGATGGTACAGCAAAAGCTACAGGGCATGAAGGGCGTCACAGAGCTATGGCTTTACTTGCTGCAGGAGAAGATACTATTCCTGTAGTTTTGCATAGTTATGGAGGTAAAGGTGGTAGTATTCGTTGGGGCCAACAAAGTGATCCTGACAGTTTTGACTATATAGATGTATTACCTGACAGGCTAAAGAGTGAAGACACAGATGATGTAGTGCCTATGCCTGACGCTGCAAGAAACATACGTAAAAAAGCTTCAGCAGAGAACATCCGTAGCTTAGTACAAAGGCCAATCAACAAATGAGCCAACTAAAGAAACTCGCAAACGATAAACCCTTATGGGATGCTTTTGAGGCTGAACTAGAGGAGCGCATTCAAAACAGTTACAAGATGTTTTCACAGACGGATGACCCTATAGTTATGAATAGAATGCAGGGTGCAGTACACGCTTTGACTGCGCTTAAGCAGCTTAGACTAAAGGTAAACGCTAATGGCTAGACTTGAAAGTCAAATGGAAGATATAATGGGTTATCCTACAGGTGGAGACCCTAGTATTATAGACCCTACTACGGGTAAGCCTTATGATGATTCAAGTCGTATGCGTCAGCAAGCTGAGATAACTCGTCAAGCTGATGCTATGGAAGCGTTTCAGAATGATGAAAACAAAGTTAAGCTACCTAAGTTACTTGAAGAAAAAATAACTCCATTATTTAATAAACCAGAAATAAAGTTTTCTGCACAAGACCTTGAAAAACAATACAAAGACTATAATCCTGAATTTGGTAAGGCTAATGAGCTTGATGACTATGGGATGAAGCGTTATGTTGCTGATCGTTCTTCCTTTTTAACAGAGCCAAAATTAAATACATACAATACAAGTTTAATTGACACAATAATTGATGCAGGATTTTTGTTAAGAAATGAAACACAAGGTGTGACTAATGAAAAATCTCTTTTAAGTAATTTTGATAAGATTAAAGATAGACCTGCTGTTATTGGCTTTTTAAAGGAAGCTCTTGGCCCCGGACCTTACGGAGAGGGTTTTGATATAAACAAAGCATCGTGGTGTGCTGCGTTTGTAAATCATATCTTAGGAATAGCAGGATTTGATCAACTTAAATATGGAGAAAATAAGTCAGAAGAAAGTTATAATAAAATAAGGGCTAATGCGTATTTAAAGTACGGTACACCTGTAGACAGTCTTGAAGATGCTAAAGAAGGTGATATTATAATATGGGATTTAAAACCTAATAATAGTGATGATGGTACTCATGTAACTTTTTATGCAGGAGATAGATATGGAAAGCAAGGGGTAGGAGATTCTGTAGATATTGTTGGAGGCAATCATGGAGCGCGTCAATCTGTATCTTTAAAAGGTTCGGGTAGTGAGGATGTATATGTAAAAAAGAATATACGAGGTATTGTTAGGGTAACTAAAAATAATATTACACAAGATTTTGTTAATGAATTAGCAGATATAGACCCTATTTTTAAACCTTTTACTGAACTAAATAAAAAAGGAAATCCTGTACCTTTAGTAAGTCTTAGGCCACAACTTAGGCCCAAAAAATTTAACGAAGGCGGTTCTGTAACTAGCCCATACAAAAGAAGTCACCCTAGCGCAATGCCAGCAGATGACTACTATGACATGCAAGCTAGGCAAGACGAGGATAAGCAGACTAAGGAAGCTTTTGTTGAACCTACTGTGCCTTTCTTTGAGCGTCCTATGGATTCAGATGAGTCTGACCGTATAGTAGGACAAGACGATGCAGGTAATCTTGTACGTCAAACTGCTCTAGGTAATACATATACAGTATCTCCCAACCCTGATCAACGCACTACTCGCACAAAGGTTACAGACGCAGCAGATGCTTTCCTAGAGAACCCTAGACTACCTACAAAAGATGAGGTTGTAGGGGCAGGTAAAGCGGCTCTTGAGGGTGCAGTAGATGTAGTAAGCACTCCTAAGAGGCTGTTGACAGGA